AGTCAAGTAGATGGTATGATGCTTGACCTTGCTTCTAAAGAATGGGATACTGCAATACTACTTCCTATTGAAAACTTTGTTCGTAATGTAAAAGGTAGTGCTGGTAGATTTCCATACACCAAGGAACTTGTATGGGAAGAAACAGATGATAAGTACTACGATCGCATCAGAGGAAGGAGAATCATCCGTGGATATGGCAACCGTAAAGACACCGAGATGGTAAAATAAATGGCAGTACCAACAAATACAAATTTTCCTCTCGGATCTAGAACAATAGACCCGGATACTAATAAAGTATACATGCTAACCGGAAGGAAAGATTCAAAAAGATGGACTCTAACTGATGTAAACGCTAGAAGTGCTAAAAATCATTCAATTAATTGGTATAGAACATTTAACTCTGCTGCAGAATTAGATACCGCAACATCTGGTAGTCTATCTGTTGATCCAAAAAGTAAATATGTACGATATCCGTATAGTTCAGACCTCTTTGCAGAAAATAAAATAAATTACAATACGGATTATGTGTTATTCCAATTCATGGAATACAGTCCTCCATTTAAAAATAGTGGAGATGGAGGTAATATCCTCGGAGATTATAATCAATCAATAAATGATTTAGAAGCGGTAGAAGTTCAATTAAGAAGTGGTGGTGTAGCAGGAGTTATACTACCCATGCCTCAAGATTTGAGTACTGAGCAAAAACAAAATTGGAATGGTAAAAAATTTACTAGACTAGGTGCTAGTGCTATTAGAGCAGCAGGAGGAGATCTTAGTAAACTAGGAGATAATCTGGATGATGGAGGACTTAAATCAGCACTTGATGCATTAAAAACTTCTGCATTAAATCGTATTCCGGGTGTTGGTGGTAATTTAAGTATAAATGATATTGCAGGTTCAACTAGAGGTGTAGTTTTAAACCCTAATGCAGAACTACTATACGATTCTCCAGATTTAAGAGAAATTGGTATGGTATTTAAAATGGTTCCTCAATCAGAAACGGAAGCAAAACAAATTAAAATGATTTGTGATACATTCCGAACCGCTTCATTACCAGAGTATGGATCTAAACCAGGAAAGGTTGTACGATTTGAAGCAGAAGGGGCATCGGTTGCATTGGGTTCTTCTAATTGGATTAGAGTTCCAAATCTATGTAAGTTTACTTTTATGACAGGATCAGGTGCAAATACTAATATTGCACAATACAAACCATGTGCAATCACCGGAGTACAAGTAAACTACACACCAGATGGAACATATGCTACATATGGCGACGGTTCTCCAGTTGCAACAGAAATTACCCTTAAATTTGTAGAAACAAAACTCATATTCAGTAGCGAAATTCAAGCAGGATTCTAATGTATTTTTCTCTTATTCCCGATATTAAATACGATATAAAACCAATCAGTTATCCGTTTACGGAATCTGATTACATTACTGCAAAGAATTTCTTTCGTAGATTTAAAGTCAACAAAGATCTATTTGATTATAGTACATATTATACAAAGTATACAATAACAGACAGTGATAGATTAGATACTATATCCAATGATTTTTATGGTGATACTAGTTATGATTGGGTAATTGTATTAACAAATAATTTAATCAATCCATTATTTTCCACCCCTGTATCAACTACTGTTCTACAAAAATATACTGAAGATAAGTATGGAGATGAGGCATACTCAGGTACTCATCACTATGTGACATTTGAAGTTGCATCAGGTCAAGTAATTGATGGGATTGCAGTTAATGCACTAGAAGAGGGAATTGTTGTTGATAAAACGTTTTACGATGCCCCATTTGAATATTGGAATGGATCTCAGTTAGTAACTATTCCAGGAAGTACTGTTTGTAGAGAAGTATCTAACTACGAATATGAAACTGATGAAAATGAAAAGAAAAGAGAAATTTTTATGCTAAGACCAGCATACTTTACCAGATTTGTAGAAGAATTTAAATCCGTAAACAAATATGCAGAGTCTTCAGACTTCATAACAGAGAAACTAAAAAAGGTCGCAGTTTAACGCGACCTTTTGAGTAAAAAATATGCCGGGAAAATTTTCCCGGTTTTATGAAACTAACTAATCCAATTCGTAGCAAGCAGACCTTGCTAGTCCTGGATTTTTTTTCAGTGCTCTATGAACATGACCATGCACATCAGTTTCTAAAGTGTGATGTGCTTTGGTGTGGACTACCTGAATCAATCCCAAGGTCCCAACAAATAGTAAGTTCAATACTGTCACGGGGTGGAAGATAACAGAAGCAATCTTTTTCACTTGATGAATTTATCCATTCTCAATTTAACATAATACATTCCGATGACCCATACGGAGAAGAGGAACCCCTCCCCGTAGGACATGGAGTTCCAAGCGTGTACTGCTTCTCCCATCACTCCTCTGCAAGACGTGCAAAGTAGGACAGGGCATCATCATCCTCAACGATTGCCTCTTCCTTGACAGGAGAGGGAGCACTCATCTGCTGACGGAAAGAAGATCCACCAGTGATGTCAGGATCGTTGAACCCACCAGTAGCAGCGACTGGTTCATACTCTTCACTGTCTACTGTAGGAGCAGCAGTGCGTTGAGTGATACCAAGTACCATGTTCAAACGCTTCTCAAGATCTTCATAAGACTTGAACTGATCTTTGTGAGTGAATGCCTCAAGGGAATGCTCACTCTTCCAGATTGCTTCTAGTTGATCATCATCAGCTGACAGAGCAGAGACAGAATCAAACTCAGAAGAATCATAGTTCCAGTAACCTGCAACTTTCTTGATCTTCAGTTTAAAGTTAGCACCTTCCCAAAGGTCAAAGACATTAGTTGGTGTCTCATCTTGGAACTCAGGTTGCATCGCAGCGAGGATCTTGTCATGGATCTTCTTGCCATACTTATAGAGGAAGACTTTACCTTCGTTCTCAGGGTGCTTAGGATCCTTCACAACATAGATGTTGCTGTAGTATTGAAGCTTACGCTTCTGCTTACGAGCAGTCTCTTTGTCTTCATCTGCACCGCTGTTCCAGAGACGGCGGTTCACTTCACCAACGGGATCCTTCTCGTTGAGTGTAGTCAGAGAGTTTTCAATGTACCAACCACCAACACCTTGGAAGGCGTGGGAGTATAGTTTTGCCCAAGGAAGGGTTTGACCTTCTGGGGCAGGGAGGAAACGGATAACAGCGTATCCATTTCCAGAAGCGTCAACCTCTGGTTTCCAGAAACGTTCATCAACGTTCTTACCGCTGGATGATTTCTCTAGTTCCTTTTGAAGGAAGTCAAAGTTGGTCTGGGATTTACGCTTAAGGTCTGCAAAAGACATAGGATTTTTAGATTGAATTGGATTTGGTTTGTGTGATGCCCTATCACTTAGTCATTATAACAGGCACAGAGTCAGGCGTCAACTCTCTGTGCCGCTTTTAAGAATGTCTTTAAACTCACGGACTTTACCGAGCAGTTCATCAAACATATCAGTTGCTCGTAAATTTTCATCACCGCCAAGCAAAACGACTGCTTGTTTAATACTTTCTGCCACAGATTTTGCTTCAGGATCATCACTCAAGCAAACTCGTGCATGAAAGATTTTCTGCTTTTCAATTAGCAATTCTAAAGCATCAAAGTATTCTAGTTTTCTATCGTAATCCAAGAGATTTAAATTCATTGCACAGCGGAAGCAAAACTCCTGCAGTGATGTCATCTCTTGGATCTCTCCTCTTACTAGTTCGGATTTAAAAAATTCACTCATCAGACTAACATTAATTTTGCTCTGGACGTTTTTTTAATGAAGTTTAACTTCTGTGCCTCGCATTTTAGTTTTTCTTTTAATGGTTTTGAAATCAGTTTAGATACAGATTCAACTTCAATTTCATTGATATCACATAGGTGTAGTACAGCATCAATATAATTCATATCTAAATTAGTGAGTGCTATTTTTTCTACCTCTTGAGAGAACTTCGCGCTTGTCATAAATTTATCTGCTAGTAGATTCTTTTTTTCCATATCGGGTTTGGTATTCGTCTATGTACTGGATTAGTTTGAGCAAGTATTCTTTTTTGGGAGGAGTGACATGCACTTGCGTCTCTCCATTTTCACATGCAACAATAGTAACGAGTTGCTTTACGGTAATACCGTAAAGTTCTTGCAAACAACATGCATATGCAGTTTCTTGCACCAAATAGTCGTACAAATAAGCTTCTCTTTTTGGTTCAGCAGAAGTCTTGAAGTCAATGATAGAAAGAACTCCATCAAATTCCGCAATACAATCAACACGACCCGCAACTTCAAGTTGATCGGAGTATAATGCTGCTTCCTGTAGGTAAATATTATTTATACGGTCTAAAACAGACCGAGAATGCTGGAACATTAGTACAGGTAAAGGAAACTTACTGTACTTTTTTAAGTCCAAATTATTATTGAAATAGTCTTCAGCAATAGCATGGTACTTAGTTCCACGTCCAGAAGATCGTGCAGAAATATTTGCTGCCTTCTCTTTACCAACTCTCGCTCGCCATTTAGCAAGACCAGCTTGCTTCTTAGCGTTATTGCCAATCACAGTGGTGATTGACGGATAATGATTACCGGATGGTGTATAGTAGACACGCTTTCCATCTACCATCTCAGCATTCATTTCAATAGGTGTCACATCACCAACATGATTAAACAAATTCATTTACAGACCAAGAGATAATTTACTAACAAGATACGCTTTAACAAGTCCGGAGCGAACAATATCTTCCACTCCGAACTCAATCATAGAAAACTCTTCCATGTTCTCTAAGATTCTTTGGAAGTCAAGAATACCATTACGTTCATTTGTTTTCTGTAAATCGGATTGATTCACATCTCCACAGAAACAGATCTTACTATCCTGTCCGATACGTGTCATGATTGAATCAAGTTCGTGGAAGTTTAAGTTCTGACACTCATCAACAATAACAATTGCATTATCTAGAGTAGTACCACGGAGGAATGAGGTAGACCAAAACGAAATTGTTTCCTGCGCTTTAAGATTTTCATAAAGCATTTCAAAACTATTATCATCTGGCATCTCAAACATATGCTTTACCATATTTTTATATGGTATTTGATACAGAGATGCTTTGTCGTCATGAGTTCCAGGAAGGAAACCAATTTCTCTAGTTGCTACTAGAGAACGAACAATATATACTTTTTCAAAAGGACTATTCTCATTCAGAATATCTTTAAGTGCTAGATACAAAGCAATAAAAGTTTTACCTGTTCCTGCTGCACCATATGCAAACATGTTCTTTCCTTCTGCCCACTCGGTGAAGAAAACTTCTTGGTTATCTGTTAGGGATTCAATCTCAAGAAGATATGCTTCATT